ATAACTTAAGACTTGCTGGTGCTATTGTTGGACAGGGTGTTACTGCTAACATAGACGGAGCAATTGTTCCAGGTATAGGAACCACTGGTGGATTTACTGGATTCCTAAAGGGAATTATTACTGGTGTAAGCACAGATTCTACAAATAGTAATAGTACATTTAATGTTAAGATTACTGATAGAATATCAGCAGTTGGTGGTATAACTTCTTACTTCCCAATTGATTATGCTGAAGGAAATTCAATTACTGCGTTTAAATCAGATTCATCTGTTCAGTTCCTTAATAACTCTGGTGTTACTACTGGACACTCTGCTAGTGCAGCATATACTCCAGCATCAGTTAAAGACTGGTATGATGAGCAAACATTGGGTATTAACAATGCCACAGTTTACTGGAAGACATTAGCACCTAGACCATTAAGTAGTAACTTTGTTACTGAAAGAAATGGTAAGAACGATGGTATTCACGTTGTTTTAGTTGATGATGAAGGTAGATTAACAGGTATTAAAGGAAATATTGTTGAGAAGCATCTTAACCTTTCTAAGGCAAAAGATACTGTTTCTTCAGTAAATCCACCACAGAAAACTTACTACAAAGATTATCTTGCACTTTATTCAGATAATCTCTACGCAGGTAAGAACCCATCTGAAGGGGCTGATGCTAATTGGGGAACTGCACCTTTAGCAACTGGATTCTCTACAGCATGTACTCCAGTTACAACTGGTGATGGATTATGGGGTCTAGATGCACAGGGTGTTACTTACTCTGCATTGGGTAATATTTCATACTCTCTAACAGGTGGTCAGGATTACGGTTCAATTCCATCTGGAGAAGTAAAAGGTGGAATGAAGGCTACATTAGCAGACCTAATGACATCTTATAGATTGTTCTCTAATAAAGATGAGGTTGCAGTAGATTACCTCATTATGGGACCAGGATGTGATGTTGAGTCTGATTCTCAAGCAAAAGCAAATCAATTGCTTTCAATTGCTGGAGATAGAAAGGACTGCATGGCAACAATTAGTCCACATAGAGCAAACGTTGTTAACATTACTAACACTGAGACTCAGACTGAGAACGTTCTTAACTTCTTTAGTCCACTTCAATCATCATCTTATGGTGTATTTGATAGTGGTTATAAGTATATGTTCGACAGATTTAATAATGAATTCCGTTATGTTCCATGTAACGGAGACGTTGCTGGTCTAATGACACGCACAAATATCGTTGCTTATCCTTGGTTCTCACCAGCAGGACAGCAAAGAGGTGTTATTAACAACGCAGTTAAACTTGCATACAACCCAAGTAAGTCTCAAAGAGATAGACTTTATCCTGCAAGAGTTAACTCTTTCATTACCACACCTGGTATTGGAACACTTCTCTTCGGTGATAAAACTGCACTTGGATATGCATCAGCATTTGACAGAATTAACGTTCGTCGTTTATTCCTCACAATCGAGCAAGCACTTGAAAAAGCAGCACAAGCTCAACTCTTTGAACTCAACGATGAGTTAACAAGAGCAAACTTCCGCAATATTGTGGAACCATATCTACGTGACGTTCAGGCTAAGAGAGGACTTTATGGATTCCTCGTTGTTTGTGACACTACAAACAATACACCTGATGTTATTGATAATAACGAATTCCGAGCAGACATCTTCCTGAAGCCTGCGAAGTCAATTAACTTTGTTACTCTTACTTTCGTTGCTACCCGTACTGGTGTTAGTTTCGAGGAAGTAGCAGGTCGAGTTTAATCATATAATCTAAATACACAGGAGGATAGCAAACCATGGCAACAACTAGACCAAACAGATCAATTGCCGATTTTAAAGGCAAATTAACAGGTGGCGGTGCAAGGCCGAATCTGTTCGAGGTTACAATTCCGAAATTACCAACAGGTATTACTTGGGATGGAGATACCTTTAGATATATGTGTAAAGCAGCTTCACTACCTGCTTCTACCATAGCAAATATAGATGTCCCATTTAGAGGTCGTATTTTTAAAGTTGCTGGAGACAGAACAGTAGATGTTTGGTCTATTACAGTAATTAACGATGAAGACTTCAAATTAAGAAATGCATTTGAAGAGTGGATGGATAGAATCGCTAAGTTAGACAACAACTTAGGTGCAACCAGTCCAGAATCTTATATGGTGGATGCAGAAGTATTCCAACTTGGTAGAGGATCTAAGATCAATAGTACTGGAAATGGTGGAAATGCTAACGCTGTTCTAAAACAGTATAAGATGCAAAGCATTTTCCCAACTTCACTATCAGCTATTGACTTATCTTACGATACAGGCGATACTATAGAAGAATTCACAGTTGAATTCCAAGTTCAATCCTTCGAGTATACTGGGGCTGGCGGTCCTAACTCATAATGTGCTATAATTAGACTAACTAAATACTACTAGTTAGTCTATTGTACTTGGAAATAAATCATGGCTAAATTATTTGGGTTCTCAATAGAGGACACAGAACCACTATCTCCTACTGCGGTATCCCCCGTTCCTCCTAACGATGAGGACGGGGTTGACCATTATATGAGTAGTGGTTTTTTTGGTTCTTATGTAGACCTAGAAGGTGTATATCGTACTGAATTTGAGTTAATAAAAAGATATAGAGAAATGGCATTACACCCTGAGTGTGATAGTGCTATAGAAGATATTATAAATGAAGCAATTGTTTCTGATTCTAATGATAGTCCTGTAGAATTAGATCTAGATCATTTAAATGCCAGTGATGGTATTAAGAAAAAGATTAGAGATGAGTTTAAGTATATAAAAGATTTATTAGATTTTGATAAAAAGGCACATGAAATCTATAGGAATTGGTATATTGATGGTAGAATCTATTACCATAAAGTAATTGATTTAAAGAACCCCCATGAGGGAATACAGGAATTGCGGTATATAGATGCAAGTAAAATGCGTTTTATCCGTAAAGAAATGAAGTCGGATAAGAACAAATATAGAAATCCTGCTCTTCCTGCCAACGATAACCCAATGGAGTTTGAGTGGCCAAAGATAGAAGAGTACTTCATTTATAATCCTAAACTAACTTACCCTACTGGTAATGTTAATGCTACTGGTGCAAGTGCTGGAATTAAGATTGCTAAAGATGCAATAACCTATTGTACTTCAGGATTGGTAGATAGAAATAAAGGACATACATTAGGTTATCTCCATAAAGCAATTAAATCTCTCAATCAATTGCGTATGATTGAGGATAGTCTTGTTATATACAGACTATCTCGTGCTCCAGAACGTAGAATCTTCTACATAGATGTAGGTAATTTACCTAAAGTAAAAGCAGAGCAATATCTCAGAGACGTGATGATGAGATATCGGAATAAACTTGTATACAACGCTGATACAGGAGAGATCCGTGATGACAAAAAGTACATGGCAATGCTTGAAGATTTCTGGCTCCCTAGAAGGGAAGGAGGTCGTGGAACTGAAATTTCTACTCTTCCTGGAGGCCAAAACCTTGGTGAAATCACGGATATTGAGTACTTCAAAAAGAAATTATATAGGTCGCTCAATGTACCCCCATCAAGAATGGACGGAGAAGGAGGATTCAATCTGGGAAGATCCTCTGAGATATTAAGAGACGAAGTTAAATTTAGTAAGTTTGTTGGACGTTTGAGAAAGAGATTCTCAAATATGTTTACTGACATGCTTAAGACTCAGTTACTTCTAACTAATGTAATTACACCAGAAGATTGGGAAGTAATGAGTGAGCATATACAATATGACTTCTTATATGATAATCATTTTGCAGAATTAAAAGAAGCAGAATTGATGAATGAAAGAATGGCATTACTTGCTACTGTAGAACCTTATGTTGGTAAGTACTATTCACAAGATTATGTTCGTCGTAAGATTATTCGTCAAACAGATGAGGAAATAATTGAACAAGATGAAAGAATAGAACAAGAAATTAAAGATGGTATTATTGTTGATCCTTCAGAAATGATGATGGATCCAGAAGGATCTGGTGGAATGAGACCAATGCCAGTTGAAGGAGAACTTGGTGCAAATGGTGCTGGTGGTGAACCAGATGCTGCACTTAGATCTATGAATGTAGATAGTAAAGCTACAACTATGGATACAAATACAGTTAAACCTAAAGGTGGAGAAATATAATGGATAACGATCAGCCTCAAAGAGATGAGGCTGGGAGACCATATTTAAAAGTAGATTGGGATGTAAGGCACATTCGTTTATTACATACAGCTGTTTCATATTATGTTGAGAAAATGTATCCCAAAAATATAATGGATGTTAGAGGTGAAAAGGAGAAAATGGTTGCTATGAAAGAAGCATTATATAAGATTATACTTGAGTATAATTTTCAGTCATAATAAATAGTGTCTAAATAGATTATAGTTACTCATTTGACACTAATACTATGGATGAACTTATGGATATGATTGCTGCGGATGATTCGGCTTCGCAAGTCAGCGATCAAATAAAAGATCTTTTATACGCAAAGTCATCTCAGAGAGTTGATGAATATCGTCCCGCTGTGGCATCTGGTGTTTTTAACACTGACAATGGACCTACTCAAACTGAAGTTGATGCAGAATTAGAAGCAGAAACTGAGGTAGAAACAGAAGTTGATGCTGAAGAACAGGAAGAAGAGTAATTATAAATAACTAGTAAATGAATTTTAATACTATAAGGTTTGTATAAATGGCTCATCAACCCGTAGGAACTGGCTCATCAATTCCGATATCTATCGGTGTCGGACATGCAAGGACAAGTGGAGTAATTTCACATATGTCTGATACATTGAGAGTTGCCATTGTTGGTGATTCAGAGATACAAGGAGCACATGTTGCGATTTCTAAGAGTGAATTTTCACCTGCTGCAGATGCAACCGATTATCTAGTTCTTAAAGATAAGCCTACGACCATTACACTTAATCGACCTTCTTCACAGAGAGTCGTTGGAATTACTACTGGATCAACCACATATATTGATTTCCCAGAAGGAACAGGTTCTCCTTTTGGTGTTAATGATATGGTTACTCTAAGAGTAGATGGTCAACCATACTTTGAAGCTTCTGTAGGATTTTCTACAGTAACGAAAGTTTGGAATGGATCTGGAAGAAATGGTAATTTTAGCACTAGAATAACAGTTAACGCTGATACTTCTGGTATTAAAACTGATTATGTTTCCACCAATTGGGCGGAGTTGAGAAGTTCATTTAAAGTTAGTTCGTTTGGAGTTGGTTCTGCTGCTGGAAAAACTGGCGCACTCTATTTCCAACAAGTTCAAATCACAGGGGAAGGTTGATGAAACTCATTACGGAAGAAATTGAATCAGTAGAGTTTCTTGTCGAAACTAGAAATGGCAAGAAGTCTATGTATATTGAGGGTGTTTTCTTACAAGGAAACATAAAGAACCGTAATGGTCGCATGTATCCAATGGAAACTCTTAGGAGGGAAGTTGGACGTTACAACGAAAATCACGTTGTATCTGGCAGAGCTCTTGGAGAACTTGGTCATCCCGAAGGTCCTACCGTAAACCTCGATAGGGTCTCACATAAAATAGTATCACTTAAAGAAAGTGGTTCTAACTTTATTGGTAAGGCTAAAATTCTTAGCACACCAATGGGTAAAATTGCATCTTCACTTATTGACGAGGGTGTAAAACTTGGTGTATCTTCTCGTGGAATTGGATCTCTAAAGCCAACCCGTGAAGGTGTTAATGTAGTCGGTGACGACTTTATGTTAGCAACTGCTGCTGACATCGTTGCTGATCCTTCTGCTCCCGATGCATTTGTTGAGGGAATTATGGAAGGAAAAGACTGGGTGTGGGATGGTGGTATACTTCGTGAGAAGTTTGCTGCTAAGACGTATCAAGAGATTGATACATTGACTACACAAAAGGAATTAGAGGAGCGTAAATTGGCTCTATTTAATAATTTCTTATCAAACTTATAAATATTCTAAATAAATATAGATTTAATCAAGCGTAAATCGGAGAAAACTTCAATGTCTAGTGGAAATCAATTACAAGAAATGGAAGTAGGCACAAAGCAATCTAAAACTGCTGTTAATGCTAATGCAAAACCAGCAGAGCCAATGCCAAAACTAACAACAGGCGGCACTTCCCCAACATGGGAAGATTTAGGTGGTCCTACCCCAGATAACTATAGCCCTACTAATGATAGTGCTAAGTTAAAAGACCCCGCTGGTCCTTTGAAAAAGGTATCCGATGCCGTAACTAATCGCAAAGGAAAAACTCTAAAGCAAGGAGACGAAGTAGAAGTGACTGACGAACAAGAAATTGTAGCAGAAGAGCCTACTGAAGTAGAAGAAATCGTTGCTGAAGAGGAAACTGTCGAGGAAGAGACAGTTGAGTATGATATGGAAGATGATTTAAATGCTCTTGTCCAAGGTTTAGAACTCAGTGAGGAGAACCAAGGCAAAGCAAAGACAATCTTTGAAGCTGCTATCAACTCAAAAGCTTCCGCAATCCGTGCAGAGATCCAAGAAGAGTTCGATTCTAAATTGGATGAGCACGTAGAAGAAATTAAGATAGGTCTACAAGAACGTGTAGATTCTTATCTTGAGTATGTCGCCGATGAGTGGTTCGATGAGAACCAACTTGCCATTGAAAATGGCCTTAAGGCAGACATGACCGAATCATTCCTTGAAGGAATGAAGGGTCTTTTTGAAGAACATTATGTAGAAATCCCTGAAGAAAAATATGATGTCCTTAAGAGTATGGTAGAAAAACTTGATGACATGGAAACCAAGCTCAATGAGCAAATAGAAAAGAATATCACATTAAATGGCAGACTTGCTGAGTCTGTTGCTGATGGTATCTTAGAATCTGTTTCTGATGGCCTTGCTGCTACTCAGAAAGAGAAGCTCGCTTCACTTGCCGAAAGTGTAGAGTTTGAAAGTGACGAAGAGTATCGTGAAAAGTTAGAGACATTGAAGGAATCTTATTTCACTTCAAAATCTCCAACTACAAAGACTGAAACACTATCTGAGGGAGTAGATTCTGCACCAGAAACTTATTCTGGATCAATGGAATCATACCTTAAGACACTTTCAGCTTTCAAAAACTGAATTTAAGATTATTCAAACGTAAACACTATTAGGTACACTAAGATGTTCCAATCAGAGCATCTAGTCGAAAAGTGGAAACCCCTCCTAGAGTATGAGGGTCTCGATAAAATCGAAGACAATCATAAGAGATCGGTTACTGCTGTTCTACTAGAAAACCAAGAAAAATTTTTAAGAGAGTCATCTGCTTTCCAAGAGAGTGGATCACTTCTTTCTGAAGCCGCACCAACAAACTCTGCAGGTAGTAATCCTGCTGGTTTCAGTGGTAATGCAACTGCATCAGGTCCTGTTGCTGGTTTCGACCCCGTTCTAATCTCATTGATTAGACGTTCAATGCCAAACTTGGTCGCATACGACCTTGCTGGTGTTCAACCAATGTCTGGTCCTACTGGACTAATCTTCGCAATGCGTTCACGCTACTCTGCTCAAGACGGAACAGAGACATTCTACAACGAAGTTGATACTGCATTCTCTGGTCAGAATGATGGTAACGATCTTACTCAAGGTCTTTACACTGGTCAGGCATCTGAAGGTGCTGCAGTTGGTTTCGGTACTACTTCACCTGGTGCTAACCAAGGATCTAACCCAGGCTTGCTAAACGATTCTGGTGTAACTCAGGATTCATATGCAACTGGTCAAGGTATGCATACTGGAGACGCTGAAGATCTAGGCGATGGAACTGGCGATCAGTTCAACCAGATGGCATTCAGTATTGAGAAAGTTACTGTGACTGCTAAGTCCAGAGCACTCAAAGCTGAGTACAGTTTGGAACTTGCTCAAGACCTTAAGGCAATCCACGGATTGAATGCTGAAGCTGAATTAGCAAATATCCTTTCAACAGAGATACTTGCTGAGATCAACAGAGAAGTTATCAGAACAATCTACAAGGTTGCTGTTAATGGTGCTACTGCTAACACCGCAACTTCAGGTATATTCGACCTTGATGTTGACAGTAATGGTCGTTGGTCAGTTGAGAAGTTCAAGGGACTACTCTTCCAGATCGAAAGAGATGCCAACGCAATTGCACAGCAAACTCGTCGTGGAAAGGGTAATACAATCCTTTGCTCTGCTGATGTTGCTTCTGCACTAACAATGGCAGGTGTACTTGATTACACCCCTGCACTTAATGCTAACCTTAATGTTGATGACACAGGCAATACATTTGCTGGTGTACTTCAAGGTAAGTATAGAGTCTACATCGACCCATATTCAGCAAACGCAGCTGCCAAGCAGTACTATGTTGCTGGTTATAAAGGTTCTTCACCTTATGATGCTGGTCTATTCTACTGCCCATATGTTCCACTACAGATGGTTCGTGCAGTTGGCGAGAACACCTTCCAGCCAAAAATTGGCTTTAAGACTCGCTACGGAATCGTGGCGAACCCATTTGCCGAAGGAAGCACTGTTGGTCTTGGTCGTCTTAAGACTAACTCCAACGTATACTACAGACGTGTACAGGTTGCTAACCTCATGTAAGCAAGACGCTTATATTTCTTCAAAGACCTCCTTTACAGGGGGTCTTTTTTTATGCTATAATAAAATTATAGATTAGTAGTCAGTATTCATTCGGTAAAACTTTTATTAGTTTTCAGATCCTAATACTCAAATTAATTTTAGTTAGTATTCATACCATAATACTTTTATCAGTATTCAGATTG